GCTTCTGAAGCGCGGTAGCTTTGTCCGCTGACCTAGCCTGCGTGCTAGCGGCCTTGCTCGCCGACGACGATGCCATTGCACCGCCGATGAGCGATGCGCCTGCGCCAATCACTGCCCCGATAATAAAAGCCATCTTAATGCTCCAGTTTCAGTTGGTCGGCGTAGGCAAGCTCCTGCTTGTTATTATCACCGCCCTGCAATTGGTCAACTGTTGATTCCGTAAGTTCTTCGACCAGCTTATCAAGATCCGTCTCGTTTGTCGCGTGGATGTTTGTCCAGACCGTATCCTCAAGCGCGTGGATGGCACGTTTTGTACCCGGTTGCGAGACAATGGTGACCGGCGCTACGAGATCCATAATACCATCCTCGGAGATAACATGGACGTGGCCTTGGGAGAGGATGCAAAAATGTGTCGTTTTATGAACAGCGCCGGTGAGGATCGTACCGGCGGGCATGAACATCTCGCGGGCGTACATCCCATTGGCAAAGTAGTGCTTAATAGGCAAAAATGCAGGGGGCATCCCCTGCATCATATCTTCGATCTGTTGAACTTGTTCTCTCATTCTGGCACAGGCTCAAGTTCTGGTTCAGGCGTTGGAACAGGCTCCTCAACAATAATCTTAACCTCGCCCGTCTGTACATTCACTTCAATTCTGTCCATGATTTTTACTCGTACAAGATGTTGATAGTGCCCGCGTCAAAGGTGTCTACACCAAGGACTGTTGTAACGCGAACGCGGTCTAAAGCACCGCTTAATGATGCAGAAGAACCGCCGCCAACTAAGTTAGTAGGTGCATTTGAAGTGCCGCCTACAAAAGAATACACCCATGTTGTCGCTGTAATATTAACGATAGTCACTACGCCATGAATGACATCTGCGGCGGCAGGTGTTGGCGACAACCCAAAACCAGCGGTAAAATTTGCAACGTCTGGGGCTGCGCGAAGTTCGCCGCCAGTTCCTAAGTATCCGCTTGAAACAACGCTCCCCGCGCCAATTTGAACTTGAATAAGAGAAGTTCCGTTTGTACTTACGCCAGACAACATCACCGTTATGCGTTTTACCCATGATGGTATGCTAGTGAAGTCGATGCTAGTGCCAGAGGTAGATGCTACAGCGGTACTAGAGTTAATTCCCAGCACCGCGCCTGAGTTAATCGTGACGCTTGCTGATCCATCAATCGTTACGGTCATGCCCAAGCTCCTACGGAAATGTTAGCGCCGGACGCGCCGATTGGGTAGATCAGGAAGTAGCTATTCGCCATAGTGCTGTACGCACCGCCGGGAGCGGCAGAGAGCGTGTACTGAGGCGTGAACGTGCCGCCGCCATTGATGCTGACCATGCCTTTAATGTTTGCAAAAGTTGTTGCGGCAGCCGAAGCTGTTGCTCCGGTAATTGTTTGATTTGTAACGGCGGCATTTGCGGCAAGTCCGGGGGTAGACCTAGTTGGTAATGTAGCAGAGCCATCAATACCAACCGAGTTCCACAATATACTGTTAATTGTCGCCGACCCACCATACCCAATACCAAGGGTATGAGATGTAGTCCCCGCTGTTTTGTTAAAGTAATACATGGCTTCAAAAGCGTATATCGTTGAAGTAGACAACGTGACGCTAACCCCAAAGACACTTTGCACTGTAGCGACGTTTGCGCCTGCAAGGTTAGACTCCAACCGAAAGAACTGAGCGCCGGGTATAACCCCGCGCTGCGTGCCTTGCGCTGTGTTGTAAAACGCCTTGCCATCAAACTCAACAGAGCCGATGGTAGGTGTTCCAAGAAGAGTGTCTGCGGTGAGAACAATTGAAGACATGGTTTAGCTCCAATTTCCGACTGAAGTGACTGTAGTGTTACCGATAGGACGAATACGAAAATATGAGCCGATACCAACCGCCGCCGCAGCCGCGATCCCAAGTGATACTTGCGGGATGACTGTGCCAGTAACAGACACGTTGATGATGCCTGAGATATTGGCGTAGCCGACCGTGTTAACCGACGCGGTTGCTAAAGTTGTGTTGGCCGCAACATTGTATGTGGATTGCGTAGCCGTAGCTGTAGCAACTGCCGCAGCGCCTTTTTGTGCAAGGCTCCAAAAGAACTGCGTGAAGGTAGCCGTGCCGCCTAAAGCAAACCCGAATGAACCTGAAGTTGCGCTCATGGCGCTGAGTGAGTAAAAACACTCAAATTCATAAGTGCCGGCGGTCAATGTAACTTGGCCACCAGTAGGCGTGTTGAACAGTTTCTGCGCGGCGGTCTGTGAGGTCAACGTGTAAGCCGCCTGCAACAGAATAATCTGTTCAGCCATTATGACGCCGCGTTGTGCAGCCGTAGGTGTAGCGTACAACGCTACGCCGTCATACTCCAACGCGCCTGCGGTTGTTGTGCTGAGAGGATCAGAGGTGAGTACAATTTGAGACATCAGAGAACCACCCAACGTGAGCCAGACGAGATCGTAACTACTGCGCCTGAGTTAATGGTTAAAGGGCCAACGGAGTTGGCGTTCTTGGTAGACGCAATCGTGTACGAGGTCGTAATGGTCTTGTCGTTCAAGTTAAACACGGCATCAGAGCCACCGCCCGTAGCACCGCCGCCAATCGACCCCCAGTTGCCCGCGCTGTACCCTTCAAAGGTAGACAGCGTTGAGTTGTACCGCATCATGCCCGCAACAGCTTGGTCGGTAATCGTTGTAGACGCTACCGTCTGAGATGCGCTGACCGTGTACGTTCCCGCGCCGCCTGTGCCGGTTACAAACGCTGTGATGCGCGTGCCGGCGGTTACGCCCGTACCTGTGATTGTTGCGCCGACATACGCCGTTCCCGCTGACACGGATGAAAGCGATAGGGTTGTAGCTGTGATCGACCCAATGCCGGTAAACGACCCTGCGCGCTGAGCCGTCGTGCCTTCAGGAATTTTAAACTGCCCCGTGCCGCTGCCGTACAAATAACTGCCGACCGTAATCGAACCAGATGCGTTTAGTGTGCGGCCAGAGATGTCTTTAGTAGCCGAGATAGTTTCAAATGTAGACGTGCCAGTAAACGCCGTATTCGGGTCTAACAGAACCGTGCCTGTAGCCGCCGGGAATGTAATTGTATTTGCACCCGCAACAGGAACGGTCTGCAAATCTACATAGCCAGACGTTGAGCCGTTAAGGCGAAGAGACGTAATGCTAGACTCAGGAATTCCGTCAATATTGTCTTTTGTCCAAATTGTAACGCTTGCCGAGGTCTGCAACACAAACTTGTAGCTGCTACCCGTAGTCAAAAAAACTTGGGCTGACACACGCCCTGCCGAATCAAGCACAATCGGGTTGGTGTTAGGTGTAGCGCCAGTGCTGTCGGTAAATGTTGTAAGCGGTGTAGTTGTCCCTGCGGCGTAAGTATATATCAGCCCGCCCGTCAACGGATCGCCGTTGTCGTCGAAGAACTGCCAGCCTGCACCGGCTAAAGGGGAAAGAATGACTGCCATAGCCGCACCCTACATTGATTTTTACTATTGCACAAGTTGGTAAGTAGCCGTGAAAGAATAGACCGTTGACGCTGTATTCGTAGCCGTAAACCGAAATTCAAGTTGATCATTCGTAATATCAGCCAAGATAGCGCCCTGCGCTGTACCGCCTGCGGTGGTCGTAGCAAACGTGCCTGCGGCTTGACCGGAAAATGTAAATTTACTAGCAACCGGCAGTGTCATTTTCAAATTACACGCGCCTGTAGCCGTAGCTTGTATCGTAACTTGACCGCTTACCGTAAGCACGTTGTAGATTTGAAAATACTGACAAATCGCAGGCGTGCTAGACGCAATGTTGGTCGTGTTGACCAATGTTGGCGTATAGACATCGCTTATCATTGTGTTCAGGTTTTCAAAAAACCGAAACCAAGCGCGGGAGACTAATCCTGTAGTCGGGTCTGTTAGCGGGACTTGTGTGGTTGGGACGCGGTTTGCGTTAGGCACTTGAGCCGCTCAACAATAGGTTTGCGCCGACGATAGCTATCTTCACAGGATCTGTTCCTGATACCTCATACACTCGGTCGCGCAGTTTATTGGTCATACCAAGCCGACGCCAGAAGGTACGAGTGCCGTAAGCACCGATAGCACCCATTGACGCCCAATGCTCATTTGACCAAGTATGACCGCCATCGTCCGACCAACGAAGCATGGCTTGTGGGTCATTGCCCTGCCCGTTGTTAAGCCCAACGCCTGTTTCAGCATCAAGCTGAAGGCTGTGCTGGGCTGTACGGACGAGCGTGTTCTGGTCTTGTGGCAGAGCCCGCCATGAACGAAGCCAACGCTGCGGTTGGTCATCGTCAGAGTACGTTTCCAAATCAAACGCATAAATGCGTCCATCATTATAATCACCGACAATAACTTGATGGTTGAACGCCATCTGGCAATTGGAACGATGACGGGTATACGCCCCGTTTACCCACGCAGCCCGTTCGTGCCAGTTGTCGGTTGCAACATCATACACCCACGTTGCACCGGCGGATGGAAAGATCAGAACGTAGAAGGCGTGGCCATCCTGTTGGTATGTGTAGCCGATAGCATCCGAGATATCGCCGTACTGTTGAATTTGCCACTCAATAGCGTGCGTTGAGACACGTTGGCCTGTGTAGCCGTTTGTGCGGTAGACGATACCCTCACCGCGTGCATCGCCACCGAGCCAGAACACGCCGTTGTCCAGTTTGGCGACAGAGTACGCAGCTACACACCCGATTTCGTTGTAAGCGCCCTGAATACGGGTTAACGGAAAGCCTGCATTGCCCGCGTCGTACCAAACTTCAACCGAGTTCGTACCAAACAACCACGCCTCGCGATGGTCGATGATAAGCGAGACAAGGCCGTCGGGCGAACCTTCAGCACTGGCAAAATCAAGCGGATCTACAGACGATCCATCAAGAAGAACCGTTGTCCATACGCGCTGTGAGTTAGGCTCGTTGAAAACAAAATACCCGTCCAGATACCCGACCGTAACAGCGCCGGGGAAATCAGGATCGGTGATTGGCGCAAAAATCAACGTCGTCATGTTGAAGATGTAGCCATCAGGGTTGGAAGCAATAAACAATTGCGTCCCATTATCTGCCATCGACACTTGACCCGTGCCGCTCACATAGCCGTAATTCTCTACGTTATAGCTGGTGTCAATCCGGTAGAACGCATTGCCCGATATAACGTAGGCATACAGCCCGTTAGGGTCAGGCGACCATAACCCTCGAATAGGCCCAGTACCAAGAGTTTCAAGCAGACGAAGACCTGGAGCGCGGTTCAAGAACCCCGCTGTCTTGCCTGCTTGAGGTGTAGCCTCTGGAAACAAATTAACCATGCGGCTGTCAGCAGCGTTAACACTGCGGGCGACATAGCTTTGGCCTAAAATAGGTGTTTGCATTAATAGTTGCCCGCAAAGATGTTAAACCGCTGACGAGTTCCGACAATTGCGTATGGAATAGACATGACATCATCAGGGTTATTAATGCGCTTCAGATTGCGCTTAGATGTCATTGCGATGCGTTGCACTTGCGGCGGAGGCTCTACGCCAAACTCGGCTGCAATTTCACAAGCGAGATTGTACTTGAACGCTCTGAGGTAACCCGGTGGGAAAGCAAGGGTGGTGGACAGCAACGCAGGCTTTGTTAACTCTTCAACAGAAATGAAATGCCACTCAAGCACCTTGGTAGGCTTGGGGTACACATACATCTCAATGTTGGGGTAGCTCATGTTAACCCAAATCACTTGCGGGTATGTGCTAGTGACTGTTTTAACCGCAATACCGTCGTATTGCTGTTGATTGATAATCTTGATGCCGTAAGAGATGCCCGACGCCGTGTCGATGAAGTATGTGGAATCATCCAGAAGTATTGGACGGTTGCCGACAAAATCTCCGGTTGGGCCAAGTGTGCGGCTAAGGACGTTAGGCGGCCAATTAAAAACTTGGTCTTGCGTAGAAAAGACAGCCAGTCGTTCTGTGTTCCACGAATCAATCATTTGATTGAGCGCGGCAAGAGCGTCCTGAGACGTTGCCGCAGAAGGTGTTTCGGCTTCTGCAAGCTGACCAATGAGCCGCAAAGCGCCGTTAATTTGATCTCCTGCGGTAGTCGTCATGGTGGCTCCTTATGCCTCGTCTGGCTTACGACGACGACGTACTTCTAACTCATTTGTGGTCTCGTTATCAACTGGTTTATCTTTAGCGCGAACCCAGCCATGTTCTTTATCGTGTTGAATTTCCATTTCGGAAATAGCAATTTTTCTGCCGTGTACCGGATGCTCAAGGATGACGTTCATTTTTTGCCCTTTGAAATTGGGGCGGGAATTACCCCGCCCCGTTTTTATTACGAGATCGCGTAGAGCGCCCAAGCCCCATCACTCGTTTTACGAGCGCGGAATGAACGAACTGTACCGGCAGTCGCCGCAACGGTCATAAGACCCTGCGAACCAGACGAACCAATTGTCCAACCTGTGTTGGTTGTTACCGTAATAACGCCAGAACCCGTGACGTTAATGATACGGAAATCGAAAGTTGAACCGGCTTTAGAGTTGGTCAACGTATTGTCAAGGGTCGTTGCGAGCGGAAGCGTATATGCTGCCGTCGTTGTTGGCGAACCAAGAACAATGCCGTTGATCAACTGAGTTACCGTCAAAGTCGCGCTGTCTACCGCAGTGGCCGGAACCGGTATAGCAGACATTTTAACTTCATCAAGATTGCCATCATTAAACTGATAGCCGCCGCCTACAGAAGGAAGAGCCATAGTAATTCTCCACAAGAAAAAAGGAAAAACTCAGGGCGTTATGCCCTGAGTTAATTAACCCCAGATACGAGCTGCCATAGGCGCACGAATCACGGAGTAGCCATACAGCACGTCAATACGGCAAGGCATACGGTCATTGTTGATGTCGTACTGACGAACAATACGCAACGAGATGCCGTTATGAACCTGACGAGATGCCATATCCACGCCCTGTGGGAGCAGAAGATCCGCACAACCAAGCGTGATGGCGTTCTTCTGATATACAAGGTTCTGTGGGTACGTCGTGGACGCTGCACCAAGCACCGTGACTGCCGCGTTGTTAGCAGGGAACGAATCCACTGTAGCAAGAGCGTTAGACGAGGTGTAGATGGCAGGCGAGATCGCAATGTCTGTCCACGCGCCCGAAGATGCCGTAGCAGCGGCGGTCACAACGAACTGTTGCAAGCTGCCGGTTGACTGACGGGTCTGTGGGTTGACGGAGTACACGTTAGCAATCGTGAACACGTCGCCGGCAGCGAACGTAGCCGAACCTGTGCCGCCATCAAGGCTGATGGTGGACTGGCCCTGCGTTGACACAGCACCGTTGACAAGGATCGTGTCCGCAGCCGAACGCGAGCCAGTCGTGTGTTGGACAATCGACTGAGACATATTGATCTCGTCGTAGCCAAGAACACCTGTACCCATAAGGCCGTTTTTGAACTGGCGGCTAATGGTGTCAACTGGGTTGAAGAAGCCCTTCATGCCTTCAACGAGGTTCGCGTTAGCAGCAGGGTTAACTGTTGCGTAACGATCATTCATTGGAGCGGCATACTCATTGAGCTTCTGCTGCGCCTGAAGGAGAACCAACGACGTGGATGGTGTCGTGCCTGGGGTTCCAACCGACGAGTAGATGCCCTTGTATGCGTTAGCAACGTCGGCATCGACCGAGGAAGCCAACTGGCTGATACGAGGCTTGAGAACACGTTCAGCGAAGTCATCTAACTGCATCGTCAATTCTGCCGATGTGAAGTTGACGCCGATGTGCTTCTGCGAGGAAACGGTCAGTGTTGTGAACTGCTCGTTGTCATCCTGCACCTGAAGAGCAGCGCCGTCAGTGACGAGAGCGCGATCTGGGAGACGGATGCGGAGTGTCGAGCCGATCTTTGCGCCTTCAACAGCGAAAGAATCGTCATACTGACGGTTACAGTTACGGGTGATCACCAAGTTGTTCTCAAGAATCTCAAGAGCCTTACGGGTGATCATGTCGATAGTAAGAATAGAGTTCGCCATGATTTAGCCTTTCAAAAGCTGTGTTAACGGTGTGCCGCTTCCCACTTCTTTCTCTGCCTGAGCCGGTCTGCGGCAATCCATTCCGAAGCACTCATTGTCTTTACAGACCGAGGGTCGGTGGTGTCGTAGGCCGGGTTTCCACTGTTTCTAGCAGTGACAGGAGATATAGGACTAGGTGCGCTCGTTGACTTCTTAACAGGTGGATCTGTAACCAATTTGGCTTCGATCCGTCCAATTTCCTTGGCTTGTATCATTGGTTCAAGGCGTGAAATCCGGTCAGCTTCTTTCGGGTTAGCCCCCAAGTAGTACGCTACTTCAGGGCCGATCTCGGAAGCCTGTATTGTTTGGGCCATCACGGTTGTGATTGGAAGATTAGGATTGTACGCGACTTGTTCAAAGTCCTCGTACTTGTCCCTCGCATCCTCTTCACGATCTTGATACGCCGAAACAATTTCGGAGTGTCTTGCCTGTTGCTGCCGCGTTTGTAAGATCTGCTCTGCTCTAGCTTCAGCATACTCGTCAACAGTACCAAATTGATCTAAAGAAGGCGGTGTAACAGGTACTACAGGCGCCGGTGACGCTTGTTTTGCCCATTTCCGTTCTGCTTTAGCAAGCCTCTTGCTGACAATGGCGTCCAACTCTTCTTGTGTGAAGACTTTGGCCGGCGCGTCATCCGACTGTTGTAGCTCAGGTTCAGGGGCCGTCGTCGCTTCCTGTTCCGGCGCGGGTACTACCGCTAACACATCTTCGTCAGACATTTTTGATCCTTGTAGAATCCTTGGTGAGCCGCACCAATACGGTTACTCGTAGGCTACCGTAAATTGAGCGGACGTGCCGCCAAGTACGATATAAAGTCCTTTACTAAAAAACAGCCCCGCTGGGAAGTTCAAATATGAAGTACCCGCGGTCAGCGTAATCGTGTTGGATATTTTGGGGTCGTTAGTGTCTTTTGCGCCAGAGTCATATACCACCAAAGTACCGCTAGACGTGGCAGAGACAAAAATCCCATAAAGTTTGCCTGCGCCGACTTTAACCTGTTGAGTAGCAGCAAGCTGCATATAATTTGCCATGTTAGCTCCTTACGCCAAAAATTTCAGTTTGTAGAGAGTGGACAGATAAAGAGCCACAATTTCGTCGATGATGTTGTGCAATGCTGTGTCGTCTTTGTCTACGACCTTGCTGCGCGCAGTTTCAATCTCGTCAAGTTGGTCTTGCAAAAACTCGGTGACATTGGCCGTCTTCTTGGCCGTCTGAAGCGTGATGCCGCCCATCAACCCATACCGGCCTTGGTAGGCTTCAGCAAACGTGTCAGCCAAGCCTACAATGCCCTCATAGAACTTCTGCAAGGCTTTATGCTTGGCGTAACTGCGCGTGTTCAAGTGAACGGAATGGGTTACATCCCGCGCCAAGAACAGCAAACCTACAAAATCAGCGGCTTTCATTGTGGTATGGCTCCCATATCAGGCGGCGGCATAGCGCCCATGTCAGGCGGCGGCACCCCGCCCATGTCGGGTGGGGGTGGTGCAGCACCCATATCAGGTGGCATTTGCATATCATTTTGATCCCCTGGCAGTTCCTGTCCAGGCATCTGATTGACGAGATCACCGCTTGTAATCATGCCATGCACGGTTCCAAGCACGATGTCCTGAATTTGCTCAGGTGACATAGACGCCTGAACAGCCGAGATACGCTTGGTTTCGGCATCGTAAGCCTTGATTGTGGCTTCAAATTCCTTGACCGCCAGATCCTGCGCTTCCATCGACTTACCGACGTTTTGCAACATCTGGTGCATTTGATCCATCTCTTGACCCATCGCCTGAATTTGCTGTTCAGCGGCCTGCAACTCAGGTGGCTTGTCGTCGTTGGACAACAGCTTGGGATCAATCGTTTTGGCAAACCGTTTCGCCATTTCCTGCGCGCCGGGCCAATCCATGTTCTTGATGAACAGATCGCCTGCCACAGCCCACAATTGCGGGTTGCCTTGCAGAAGCTGCGCCATCGAATCAAGAGCTTCCTGACGCTTTGTCATGTAGCTTGGGCCAGTCGTGACGCACACATCGTACTTGCCGACGCCTGGGTTGTAGATTTTGTCGATCACGATGTTGTCTTGGTTGACGATCTTCTTGATTGGCTCTTGCTGCATTGGGTCAATCTTGACCATGCTCGTTTCGCCATCAAGCCCGATGATGCGGGCGATGCGCTGTGTGTCGTAAATCTTAGGAATGAGATTGACGATCTGACGGGTCGTGTAGCGGATGGCGCGAGCCAGATTGTCCACATAATGATATGTTCCAACGTCGCCCTGCCGCTCACGGGCCAAAATAGCCCTTCCAGACCGCTCATTTGACGTTTGACCGAGGCTTGAATCATACTGCCCAGTGGTCGCTTTAATGTCGTCAGAAGCACCCATTTTAGCTTGAATAAGCCCTGTTTGGGCCATTGGAGGCATAGAACGCGCTGGAAGTGGCAAAACAGCACCCTGACCGTCTGTAACGTCGGGGTTTACTTCCAAATACGGCCAATTATTCGTATTAGCCGTCTTCCACTGCATCTCGTAGCCTTCAAACTGACCGCCATACCCGATAAACGGGGCTTTTGGAGCCAGTGCAAGCATTTCAGTCTCTTGAGATACCCAATAATTGTACATACGCTGGGCGTCTTTGGCGTTTCGTACCAATCCTGACACAAAAATACGCCCATCGACCTCAAATTCGTTACCAACGACGCGGATAACCGGAATCCAGTCGCCTGCCCAGTCGTTTTCCTCAATCATCTCGTAGCCGTTTGTCTTGCACCACTTGATACTGCGGCGTTGGACAGTGCGGGACTTGATTGGCTTGAGTCCCATCTCCTTGGCAGCTTTATCTTCGCGTGTTCCGTCAAACACAGCGTTGTTGCCGGGATACAGGTTCAGCTTGGCCTGCTCATAGGACGCATAAAAGTACTCGGCGATGCGTACAGTGTTCTCATTAACCCATTGCGACAGGTTTTCATCGCCTACGCCTTGCGTCTGGATAGACGACACCGGCATGGCATCTGGAAATTGGCGCGTGTAGTCCTCAAGCAGCATATCTTCAGTGATGAAACACCACTCGGCATCAGACCCGCACGGATCTTGAATGGTAGGATCCATGTAGACGCTGAAAGAGTTGCGGATGCGGCCAATCTTGATGTCCTGATCAAACGAATCATCCGAGACGTATTCGGTCAGAAGACGGATGTAACCTTCGCCGTAGGTTACCTGGTTCTCACACGCCGTGTCGTAGGCGACATCCGCGTCGGACATATATTCGATATGGCGTACCATGCCATCAAAAACTTCAGCCACTTCAATGTCGGCATTGTCATCCGCGGGGATGACCTTACCGGCGGGCCGGTTCTGCCGCTGGTCGTTCGTCACCTGACGGACGTGCTGCGGCAACTTGTTGATGGTCAGGCATGGCCGTGCGTTGATCGTCTGGCCCTGCACAGACCCGCGTGTCGCCAAGACATCCGCAGGCCACTGCCACTGATTGTCAGGCGAGCCGGCGAAGAAGCGTAGATCATC